ACTGGATGGTCTGTATCTGGATATGAATTGTCACCAATGGATACTAGTATGAATACTGTTTTTATTGAGGTTTTATCGCACGACAGTACAGAGCATTGGTATGCTCACAGGGTATATCATGGTGATAATTGGTGCCATCTTCACGATAAATGGGAATATGTAGAGGTGAAATGAGTGGAAAACCAAAGACTGCAAGGAGTTATAGAGGTTCTATTATTGATGATAATGCTGTTCTATCCATTAATATTAAGTTTCTTGCAAATGTATTTATTGTCATTGGTGGTTTAGTGTATGGTTATTGGAAAATTGAAACAAGGATTACAGATCTGGAAAATAAAATGGTTGATGCAAATGAACAGATTGGGGGTTTACTTGATAGACATATCGTGGAGGAAAGGACTGAAAGGCAACAGTTGGCAGAGAAAGTAGCATTTTATGAAAAAGAATTTAATATAAACCCATTTAGTTGGAAGAAGAAAAAGAGGAAGTAATGGATTTTATGGCTTTATACGGTGAAGCGGGAATGATTGGAGTAGTAGGGGCAATGTTTGTCTATCTAGTCGTTTCTCTGTCTAATAAGTCAGCCCAACAACAAGAAACCCTTGAAAATCTAAAAACAGAGAATAGAGGACAATCAGAAACATTAGAAAATATGGAAGGAATGATAATTAAACTGATTGAACGTTGGAATAAATCCGATGATAAGCTTGATCGTAAGTTTGATGCTATGACCAAAGAAATTAACGACCTAGACAATCAAATCAGCAGAGTAGAAGGTAGTCTGTCTAGGATAAATGGAAAGCACTAATGGATAGTTTAAAAGTATCTGGTCTCTCGTTTGTTAATTACGGTATCCACTTAGCAAATATAAATTTAATATTACAATGCATCATTGGAGTAATGACCATTGTATACCTTGCATATAAAATAAAAACAATAAAAGATAGGAGTTAACATGTTAGCAAAATTAATTGCAGACGATCTGTTGTCAGATGAAAATGGTAAAGAGGTGATTGCTGAAATAAATAAATCTGTAGATATACCAATACTTTCAGAGGCTACTGAAGCAAAAATACTTGAGGCACTTTGGAAGGTGATTAAGTCTGTCTTGCTTAAAAAAATAGGTGTCTAATGCCTAAACAGCATTTGGTTTTAAATGATTTCTCTGGAGGTCTTAATACTTATCAAGAGTATCGAGACCTTCAGGCCAATGAACTTTCTGAGTGTTATAATTTTACATTTCAAAAAGGTAGAACTGTAAGAGTTAGAGGTTCTTTTGAGACTCATGGGACTGTTCCTTCACATGCGGCTACTATTGCTGGTGGGTACGGACTTGCATCTTTTGAATCTGACTATTCTTCTACAGAATATGAAGCTGTAGATACCAGCCAGTCTACTAATTTAGTGTTTGTTGATGATTCTGGAGATGGTGGCGTAGCTGGCTCTGGGACTTTAATTGGTAGGTTTCTTGAAGCTGGAAATGTAGTAAGCAGTTCCCATACCAATTCAGGTTTAAAAGATACCATCGATACAAATCTCGTTGTCGGTGGTCAAATATCTATTAGAGGAACAGCTAAAAATAATGGTATCTATACCGTTGGTGGGATTGGGGATAGTATAACTATTGATGGCTCTGCCAATCTAAACGCTATTGAAATAGAATTTTCTAGTGGTAGTTTTTCTAGCGAGACCATAGCGGCTAACTCTACTACTAATGGATCTGTTAGTATTGCCTCTCATTCACTTGGAGAAAATTCTTTATTACTATCGGACGTTGAAAACTCTGAATTAGATGTATACAATCTGTCAAGCGATGCGTTTACTGCGAGTAGAATATCTACAAAGACAAGCTCTAATATTAGCGGGGCATCTACAATATCTCCTGAATATTCCTTCTACATTGTAGACAATGTAGTTAGAGTTAGTGATGGCAAGGATATTCCAACGCTACAAAAAGTAAAGTGGTATGGATATATTAACAGGCACCATTTTAGAGGTGTGCAACATAGCTCTACAGATTTAAGAGGTGATGCTACTGTGCATAAAGGTTGGTTTTCAAAAGATAATACACTGGCACCCCCTACTAGCGGGAGAACAGATACTTCAAACACGTACCCCAGTGCTAATGCTGGATTTAGCATAGATTACGATTCTACAAACGCAAATGAGAATGCTTTCTTTGAGACAAAAACATGGAAAATAGCAGTTAGTTTTGTGTATGACGGCAATCAAGAGTCGTTATTGTTTATTCCTACTACTAACAATACCTTCACAACAGTCCTTGGCAACGACTTAAGATTAAGGGTTATGGCTAAAATAGGGAGTTCCGGCACTGGATACGATGCAAGGATTAGTGGAGGTAGAATGTATTGTAAGGACAATACCGATGATACTGCGAGTTGGCTGTTGTTGGCTAATATTGATTTAGTAGAAGGTGTTTCTGCTTCATTAACAGGAGACAAAAGTAGTTGGGTCGCACATAATGCAACTGATATATATGCAGACGTAGAGTTAACAAGCATGAACTTTGACACCTTTGAAAGTATTAATGGGTATTCCCCGGAAATTAGTTCTAATAGCATAGGCCGTTTAGGAGAGGGTTGGAGAACTGGCATTATAGCTAATAGAAGAGCCTTTGTTGCCAATGTAAAAATAAAAAATACATACGATGAGAATATTACAGCGTATGGAGACAGGATCATGTTTAGCCTGCCGAATAGATTTGACACGTTTCCATCTTTTAATTTTATAGATGTAGTAAAAGGAGATGCGGAGGCCTATTTAAAACTACACTCTTTTGCAGACAGATTGGTTGCTCTTAAACATAATTCTGTTCAGATAATAAATGTATCCTCTCCAAGCGAATCTGGCTGGTTTCTAGAAGAGGATATTAAGAACAATGGGGTCAACCATCCCTCGGCATCTTTTCGCTCGAATAAAGGCATATTATGGGCCAATAACAAGGGTTTATTTATATATACAGGTTCACAAATAGGCAATCTTATAGACAATAAAATAGATCAATCTGAATGGTCTTCCTTTATGACAAACTTTTCAATAGTAGGTTATGATGGGAATGCAGATATGGCAATAGTAATTAGAGATTCAGAGCACTCAGGAGCTACTCAAGGAGATGCTTATATATATGATTTTAAAACAAATGCTTGGTCTTTTCATTCAGATTTGTTAACAGCCAGTGCAGGAAAGTACACTAACTTTGCTACAGATTTTAACGGAGATCTAATTATTGGAATTAAAAACTCAAGCAATATAGATATTAAAAAGTTTAATTATACTAATGTTTCAGCAGTTCCCGCAGATGAAGCATATTTTACTACTAAAGACTTTGACTTTGGATTTCCAAGTTTAGAAAAAAAGATATACGCTATAACCGTTACATATAAAAGTGATACGGCCCGATTAAATCCAATATCTTTTGCGTTGGATGGCTCTACTTCTTTTACAGATGCTACTGGAAACTTTTCAAACACCTCTAGCTGGAAAAGGCTACGGGCAACTATATCCTCTCCTCAATCCTGTCAATCTGTTAGGGTTAGAGTTAAAAACAGTACATTCGCTACCGTTTCTGGCGATGACGGGATACAGATCAATGATATTAGTGTAGAGTACAGACTCATTAATAAGAGTCGGGTAGCTACAGATTAATAATATGTCTTTATTAGATAGAAAAATTAGAAGAGTTCAAAACAGCAAAGGGAATGCTATATCGGAAGGTAGTAGTAAAGCCGCTATGTCTCATCACCCCGCTAAAAATAATATGTCTGATGGTGAGCAGGTATTTGCATTGTTAAGCAATAGAACTCTTGCTTTGTTTAAAAAATTAAATGGAATGCTTTATAAAGTAAATTTATCGCACGATGGAAATCAAATAGTCGATGATAAATTAACTGCTAGGAGAATAGAATATATTAACGAGTTTACTGATTATAGAGTCTTTATACATAATTTTCAAGACGATCTTCCCGGCTCTGAGGTTTTTTTACCCTTTTCATCTCCCAATGAAACTACAACGTTATTAGAAGAGCAGTCAGCGTATTTAACACCATTTAAAATGACATGTTCTAAAATAATATTTAGGCCAGAAGCATTGAATACCAATGCTACTGATATAGTATTTAAGATTAAAAAGGTTGACAATGGGGACACAACAGTAGATACAGTAGCTACCTTTGATTTTCAAACAACTTTTACAAACAATACAAATCATATAATCACAGAATCAGATTGGGACAACATTCCCACTGTAGATGCTGGAGTTGTGGTAGGGATAAGTATTACTCCTGATGACACAAACATTACTA